GCCTTCAGAGCCTCTGTCTCAAGCTGCGCTAACTGCTGTGCATATTGCAGCGGATTGCCCTGCTCCTGTCCTTTTTGACCGCCAACCAGTGCCTGTATTTGCTTCATCTGTGGTGAAGCCTGCACGACCTGTGCCGCACGTTGGCTAATCAGGCGATCCATCTTAGGATCAACAGCCTCAAACTTAAACTCTGGATCTTTGAAGTTTGGCAGTGGCGGCATCGGTATAGCAATGCTTGCCTCCATCCGCTGACGATAAAGCAGCGCAATGTGTTCAGCAATGTGGGCAATCAAGACGGGCTGCATAGCTGCCGCGCCGGGATTACCTGCCAGTGATGGGTCTTGCATGAATTGCATATGAACCGCGATGTGAGATTCGTGGTCCTGATCTGGGAAGGCGCGGATTGGCTTACCATATAGGACGCTCATGTTTTCATCGATAGGGTCCATCTGGACAGCGTCTTCTGGCTTCTTGAGTATCTCTTCGATGTTAGGAATGCGGATCGCCTCATACATCCGCTTGTAGGCAGCGTATAGGTCGTGGAACTGCGGAGCTGATCGCGCCATTTCCAAGACAGCTTGTGCCTGCGCTATGCGCTGGGCTGTCGAGAAGATGTTAGGATCAGACACTGGGACAATGTCGATCCGATCATCAAAGTCGGTACGATAGATAGTCTCCGCAGCTCCAGCCTGCGAAAAACTGAACTCATCGGGGAGGTTCTCAGCGTTCAGGTCCGCAAGGAGTTTAAACTCTTGACCCTGCGCGTAATGCAGCCGCTTGTGAATTGCGCTAAATGCCTTCGATCCTTGTTCGATTAATGCAACCGTAGAGCCGACTGGGGCGTTAGGATTTACGTCGCCAATGTTTAAATCTGCTGTGCTGGCAAATCTCTGGCCTGCATCGACCATGTAGCCAAGCAAGTTAAACAAAGAACCTGACGGCTCCTTAAACGGCAGTGGCATAATCGCCTTGTTTACGTCGTCAACCGTACTATCGAGGTCAACAAATTCACCGGGGCTGATCTGCATGTCGCCGCCCTGAACACGGCCACGCAGCTTAAAGCCACCCTGCATGTTCGAGAATGCGGCACTGTCGAGCAATGCGCGCAGAGATCCTGTCGCCGCTTTGCCCAATCCGCCAATCATGTGGTACAAACCAAAGCCATAAAAGCCCAAACCTGGTAGGAACTTATAGCTCACAAACCAGTCGCGGCGCTTCTTCAGCTCGTCGTCTTCCTTCCAGTTACGGCGAACCGCCACGACAGCCTGACTGTCATAGTCAATCGTGATGACATATGGGATCGCCACTGCGTTGTCGTCCTCGTCGTCGTCATCCATATTCTCGCCGTCAATGCCGTCAAACAAATCATAGACGTGCATTTCGAGCAGTGTCATCACGTCGTCATTGCTGTCGTCGTACTGATCAACACCCTCAATCTCACCGATAATATCGCCCGACGGGTCCATGTTATCGCCTGATCCATACTTCGCCGGCAGGTAATATCCGTTCTGGACGTAGCGATTAAAGTCATTTTTCGGCATACGAATGACGTGGGTGTAGCGCGGTGACGTGTATAAATCTTTGCTTTCCGGGGCGACCACGAAGTCTTCAGCCTTAACGAACTGGCTACACTGCCGATCTAGGTTAGCATCCCACCAGACTTTCTTAAACGCCTGGCCAACCAGCGGCAGGTGAAACAGCAATTGATCGAGGTCAGGGAAGTATTCCTGCATCTCGTTGGTGACTTGCCAGTTCATAAATTCACGAACGCGGCGCCCCTGCTCCTCAATCTCCTCGTCTGGATCGCCAACGATCACAGTCTTGATTGGCCCGCCTGACGGGTACAATTCAGCAATGGCCTTGGCGTTAAACTGCGTGGCAGCTTCGGCAATCAGCGGGTGTACCACTACGGACAATCCGCGTGTCGCGCGCTCAGATTCGCCCTCGTCCATTCCGCCATCAGGATCTAGTGTCTTTAATCCCTGAGTGTAGCGTTCCTTCCACTCTGATCGAGCTTCCTCGTCATTCTCGTAATAGCTGATTAGCTCTTGCGCTTTTCGGGATAGCTCTTTCTCGTCGATTGTCTCAGCTAGGTTGATGTCGAACTGGGCGTCGTCAATCTCGTCCTGCATGTCTAGTTCGGGATCGCCTACCAAAACATCGCCGTCGGGCAGTTCCTCAACCATTAAGCTATCGTCGGGCAAGCCCTCGGCGAACGGGATAATTTTTGGATCAGCCATACATCGTCATCCTCTTGGGTTCGTTTATTTCGTCTTCTTCTGGATCGGTACTGTGTTCTAGGAACCAACCCTTTCGTAATCTTAGCCAGGCTTGTGTGCAGGTGTCCACCACGTCATCATTCGGATGCGCCGGGAATGCACTTATAATTTCTATTAACTCTTTAGCCCACTTCTTGTCACTTGGGTAGTATATTCTACCATCCTCCAGCAATGCGCTCGAAGCGTGCGCCCTCGCAACCTTATCCCGGTCAGGAGAATATGCCAAGACCGGGACGCCGGCCATGCGTAAATCTTGCAGTAAAGACTGGCCCGACGCCTTCTTCTCGATCAGCACTACGTCGGGCTCCCACTCGTCGTAAGCCTCCTGGGCAATCTTGCGTAGTTCTGGGTACGACGGCTTGTCCCAGTAAGCCTCCAGCACAATAGCGCACATGGCGCCCTTGTGACGAAACACGCCCCAAGTAGTTCGCGCGCTAAAGCTAGAACTTTCCTTGCCCTCAAACGCGGTGTCCCACGATTGCAATACATGCTCAATTTCTGGCAGCTCTTCGCTCTCCCAGGGAACCCACCAGGACGCCTTGAGAATACCGCCGCCCTTGGGGCTCGGACGTTGCTGTAATTGCCCGGCGGCTGCGTAAGAACCAAGGCTCCGCTCCAAGGTCGATAGCTCCTTCTCGCCAAACCGCGCGGGCCACAGCAGTTCGCCCTCTTTAGTGCGCGGATCTGTGAAGCCAAGGGTGGATCGCATTGGGGTTGGATGTCCGATTTCGTACCTGGCAGGTAGCATCAAGTGATCCCACTCATCTCCCAGTTCATTTGCAAGGACATGCCCAGTCAGGTCTTGTTCGTGGACGCGCTGCATGATGATGACAAACGCGCCAGTTTTAGGATCGTCAAGGCGCGTCTGCATTGCCTGATCCCACCAATCTAAGACGCCCTCACGCACCTTGGCGCTGTCTGCTTCTACAACATTATGAACGTCGTCCAAAACGATAATATGGCCACCTTCTCCAGTTAGGGAGCCTGATACTGAGGTACTGAGCCGAATGCCGTTCTCGCTGTTCTCAAACCTAGATTTCTGGTTCATATCTCCAGTCAGGTGAAACTTGTCACCGAAGTGCGCCTGATACCACGGGCTGTCGATTAGGCGGCGACACTTGGTGCTATCCCTGATCGACAGAGAAGCAGCGTAGGATGCGTACAAAAACTTTTTGTGTGGCTGGTGCGTCCAAGTCCAAGCTGGCAGCAAAACGGCTGTAGAGATAGATTTTGAATGTCTTGGCGGCACGTTAATAATCAGGCGCTTTATGTCGCCCTCTACTACAGCTTGTAGGTGATCGCTGATTGCATCCAAGTGCCAACCAGAAACATAGTCAGATGCTGGTTCAATCGTCGGCCAGGCTGCCTTCGTAAACTCCTTCAATGATCTGCGGTAACGCTCCGCTCTCACCTGTTCCAGTGTTAGATTGGATAAAAGCGTGTTCAATTGCTGCGAGTTCATCTGTACCAATCCTTGTCAGGTCGAGGGTTACTGTACGCTCCTCATGAATTTTTGTTTCTGTCTTATCCACCCAGCCGGCGCGGTTCTTTAGGTAGAAGATGATAGACGGCACGTTGCGATCCACAGTGGCATTTTCAAAGAGCGCGTTGGTAACTTGCTCTATTCCGCTGGCCTCACCTTTTTTTATAGCTTCCGAAAATTCCGAATATTCTGCCTGATAAAGCTGAAAGGTTGAGACTGAAATGCCAAGGACGCCAGCGCATTGTTCTTTGGTTAAGCCTTGAGCCATTGCTCTTTCTGTTCGTGCTAGAACCTCTTCGGTGACCTCGAACTTGGGTCTACCAACAGGATTTTTACTTTTGGCTTTTGCCATTACTTAACCTTTCTTGCAGTGGTGAGCTGTATTTTTGGGAATGTAGATCAGATCACTGAAAAAAGAAAGACCC